TTGTTGCTGGAACCGTTGAAGAGTACCAGTTGACACGGCTGAACTATAAGGCTAGAGTATCTAAGGCCATCCTCACTGGATTGTCAGACCAGGATGGTAAGGTAGAAAATGACGCAATGAATCTGACCCAATTTTTGGAGAGATATTTTAATGTCCAACGTTCTTGATGGTGTACAGTTCCGCACGACTCTCCCGTCATTCCCCTCTTGGAATGATAAGGAGGGCGACAGGTACTCAGATTGGTGCGACTGTGACAATGTAACCCAGTTCCCTAGTGGAACCGAATTCCGTCTTAAGCCTGACTATGTCTACACTGTAGGGAGTGCTGGTCTTGAGGGACAGACCTATAACGACAAGACTACCGCCATGGCAGAAGTCTCTCGCAGGATTGATGCGGGTGAGATTGTCAAGCTTTCCAAGGATCTGAAGGTAAACAAGTCTCTCAATGAGTTCCTTATGTCCAAGAATATTCAGTACAAGATGGGTTCTGAGGGCGACTGGACTATGCCTAAGCACTTTGGTGGAAGCATTCAGGGATGCTCTATCACCTGGCGTGTCCGTCCAGATACTTATTTTGTTGTTAAGGTGTCCAGTGGAATCAGTATGTCTGAGCTGTCTTTCTATGATGTAGACAAGCTGAATAAGTATGTATCTAATCAGCTTCGTACTTCTGAAAATAACATCAGTATTACGCGTAGGCGTTATGACGAAGGAGCGTTTGTTGCCACAATTAAATTCGGATAATCCCGCTATTAAGGCAAAGGTATCAGCCTATCTCTTGCTCAACAAGGAGATTGCTGATAGAAAGAAACTTCAAGAGAATCTGAAGACAGAGCTGGAACCATACCTCCAGCAAGCAGACACTAACGCTCGGGGCTCTCATGTGATACCGTTCAACGAACCTCTTGAGATCTTCGGTAGCCAGTATGGTAGCTTGCAGAAGACGAAGAAGGTTAGTAAGGTACTGAACGAACAGCGCGTCATTGACTTCCTTAACCAGAAGGCTGTAGACGCAAGTCCAGATGGCAGACCCTTCTCTGATAGCAAGTGGTACAGTCCAATCGTGACTGTACAACACGTTGATCAGGATGTACTGTGGGACTTGTTCGTGCAAGATCTGATCACACAAGAGGAGCTTGACAGCTTCTTTGACTCCACGGTATCGTGGAGCTTCAACCCAACCAAACTCTAAGGGAGTTAACGTGAAGAAGGTTCTTGCTAAGGCTATGGCTACGGTTGCATTCATGGGCATGGCTGGCTTCGGTGTGGCAGCTTGTGGCAGCAATTCTGGCTATGTTGACAATGGATATGAGCAGGTTTGGACCGGTACGGGTTACACGTACGTGCCTTACAGCTACTACACCAGTCACCGTAGCCTTTACAACAACCGTCTGCACCCTGTGCACCACTACAGCAGCAGCTATGTTACTTCGCACCACTACACTGTGACACACCAGACGACCATCCACAGCAACGGTAGCCGTACTACTACGCGTACTACTACACGACACACCACTACGGTTCGTCGTAGCTCCAGCTTTGGTCGCCGCCGCTAGTATGCTTTAGTTCCTCTCCTAGCAATAGGAGGGGTGCTATGGACTACTAGAGGGAGAATAAATGGCAAAGATTACTAAGGAACTTCCTGCCGATGAGGTTCATGAGTTAGTGTGGGATTCAGTACATGATGAGTACACTGGTCGTTCTCGCTGGGGAATCTATATTGATTCTGTCATCAAGGATGAAGATGGTTACTGGCTTGTGAGCTGGGAGGATGGAGCCACTGAGCAACAGGACTATGACAGCTTCTCTAGCTGGGGTGGCGAGCCTGAGATGATTACCTTGACTAAGGTCGAGAAGAAGTCTATCGTTGTCGACAAGTGGGTAGAGATCGATGCATAAGAACGTGCAGAAGGGTGACAGGTTCACTAATTCTTTCGAGCTGAGTGTGAACCAGGAAGACATCCTGGAAGTTCTGGGAGGCTTTGATGATCCCGAGGATGGTATTTCTTATTACATCCTGAAGTGTCGCGGAACTACTCAACAGAAGCAAGGATGGTACTACGAGGATGAAGTAGTACTACTTGATGCAGGATTCCTCTATAAGTATTTCGAAAGGGTAGAAGAGTAATGGAGTTTACGATTATCGCAGCAGTTACTGATGAGACTCTTGCTTACGATATGGCTGAGCAGCTTTCTCATGAGGATCTCATGTCCTTTATTCAGCACATTGACATGATTGTGGGTGACTGGGAGTTCACTGAGATGATCTATGAGTGGGCACGAGAGCAGCACGGTCAGTACCTTGCTGAGAAGGACGATATCGAGCGAGAGATGCGCTACCTGTGAATTCTTGGTACCATGCCAAGTCTGCTGCTCATCACTGGGGAGGAAAGCCTGAAGACTACCTCCCCATTGAGGAGTTTATTGACTCATCAAAGCAGGTAATTGGTGATGCCCGGCACAGATCTATTTATCATCACACTCTAGGCGTCTTTCTGTGTCAGCAGATATTTGGCAAGACGATTACTATAGTAAAAAAGAACAATTCAATCCAAGTTCCTGTACGTGAGATTGCTGAAAGGCATATCATTGAGGACTTGGGTTGGCTGCCATCTCCTAGTGATTACATCAAGGGAATGACAGCAGAGCCTTGGATGACTGGGGCTATTCGTAAGGAAGTCGGCAACTTTAATGATCTGTTTGAGGAGAAGCGTTGACTGATATGGTGAAGAAGGAAACCCGAAGCTTCTTCGGTATTCCTATTGAGGGTGATATCTATGAGGGACGTCCTGCGGTGGAGCAGAAGCCTTTCAAGGATCTCAAGCCCTACTTTGACAAGCTGTGGGAGAAGGGCGTTCTAGCTGTCTCCTGGACACAGTACACTCCATGGTTTAACGACGGAGACACCTGTGAGTTTGGTGTTAACGAGCCCGGATTTACCAGCAATCCGAAGGTTGTCGCGGCGTGGCTTGATCATGAGCGTGACTGGGAAGATGGAGCTGGTGATTTCTACGAGGCTGATATATATTGCTACGAGGCTCCATGGAGTGACAAGTACCCACATCCTGATGGACTGAAGAAAGAAGACCTTGAGCTTCCTATTAACCATAGTGAGTTCGAGTACGCAATGCTTGAGAAGTTCGGTAACCACACTGAGGTTGTTGTAACTCCTACTCGTGTTGTCCAGTGGGAATATTCACACGACTGAGGTAATCTAATTGGCATCAAATCAAATTGAAAGATTCATGAAGACTTTTCCAGGCTCCCAAGTTCCTCTGCTATTCGAGCAGATGAATAAGGTCCAGGAAAAGGAAACTGAGAAGTGGGATGCCAAACCGTTCATCTTTCTGGTCGGTGGAGAAGAGAAAGAGTTCTTCTCCATCGGCCAGTTAGGCAAGGCACTTGGTAATAGATCCACAGTGACCTTGCGTAAGTGGGAGCGGGAAGGTATCTTACCTAAGTCCCCGTACACCAAGCCTTCCGATGATCCACGGGGTAGACGCAGAATGTACACTCGTGATATGGTTGAGGGGTTGGTCAAGATCGCAAAGGAAGAAGGAGTATGGCTGCCCGACAAAGGAAGACGACTGACGGAGACGCTGTTCCAGCAGAAAGCAGTGAATCTATTCCAGAAACTACTGAAGAAGTAGCCGTGTCCATTGATAAGATGGGTGTAGAGTTTCTGAATGATGAGATCGAGATCACCTATTCTCGTAGCTGGGATCTTGCGATTGTTCAGTATGAGAAGGAATCACTTTTTCACAGCTTCAAGGTCAAGGTATCCAAGAATACCAACCTGACTGCCGCAGGACGGAAGCTCTGTGATATGATGACTGAGCTTCAGGAAGAAGATCTTAACTGGGCCCGGTCAATGACCACTAACAAGGGTTCACTGATTACTAAGATTCTTCCGTAATAAACCTTTCTAATATGCCTAAGCGCATTCTAATAAGGAGATAAATTTAATGGCACGTATTTCCCGCACTCGTGTTACTGACGTTGACACCTCCAACATGGATGTTCCCCACGACGTTGAGCGTGAGGCCTATGCGCAGGAGGACGAGGTACAGACTGAGACTCCTAAGCGCGCCGCTCGTACCGCTATCTCCTCTGGTTGGGGAGCTAAGGCTGAGGATCGTCCGGAGACTGTAAAGGCTCCTCACCTCAAGCTTGCCGATGCTGGTACCCGAGTTATCAAGCTGCTTGATGACGCTCCGCCTGTCAAGTACAAGCGACACTACGTCAACTCCAAGCGCCGCTACTACACCTGCACTCAGAATGCTTGTCCTCTGTGTGAGGTTGGTGTCCGTGCTTCCTGGACGTTCATGATGAACGTTGTCGACATGGCTGATGATCCTACTGAGGTGAAGACTTGGACCTTTGGAACTGAGGTTTCTTCTCAGCTTCAGGACATCGCTGAGAACAAGTCCGCTCTTGATGCTCCGAACACTTACTTTGAGGTTCGACACGTTAAGGTGGCTGGTCGTTCCGCTCCGTCCACTAAGGTCGACTTCCTTCGTGCACGTGACCTGATGGATGATCACTCGCTTGAGCCTCTCACTGAGGATGAACTCGATGAGCTGAGCGAGGATCGCTATGGTGCAGAGGTTGTGTACCAGAGCACTAACAGTTACCTTGAAGATGTTGCTGACGAGGTTATTCCTACTGACCTTCCTCAGAAGCGCACTCGCTAAAGCTTGACCACCAAGAGCCCGACTGGTAGATTACTTCTCACCAGTCGGGCTCTTTTACTTAGGAGGAACAATGGAAGGCATTTGGATGCTTCGCCACTACAGCTACGATGGTTATGGCAGGCATGATCAGTATGACGTATGGTTTGAGTTCGACAAGTACAAGGCCGCTGACAACTTCCTTGACATGGCTAAGGATTTCGATGACTATTCCTGGACTGAATGGGGGAAGGACAAGGAACAGGTTCTCTGTAAGCGAGAAGGTGAGCACGCTTACGATTATTACTGCCTAGAGTTTATGTCTCCCGGAGAGGAAATTGATTAGTGGATGGAGTAATCCTCACAGAGGAGGAGCTGCTTAGGGAAGTCGAGTATTTCTCTAAGCAGCCTGCCTTTGCATTCGACGTTGAGACAATGGATGGAATCTATCCAGACACACGAGGCGTTCCCACACAGAATACTGTGGTCTGGATTTCCCTGGCTACACAGGGACGTACTTTCTGTGTCCCTATGGGTCATCCTAATGGGGATGTGCTTCTTCAGAAGGCTTATCGAAAGAAGGATCCTGAGACTAAGAAGTTCGTAAGCTATCCGAATATCTATGACGCTCCGCCAAAGCAGCTAAAGCCCAGTCGTGTATTCGAAATTCTCAGACCACTGTTCTTCAATCCGAACATCACAAAGATTGCACACAACGAAACGTTCGATGCTATCTCTGTGGCAAAGTATTTCGATGCCCTTCCAGTGGGTCCCTTTGAGGACACCATTGTTCTTCAGTGGCTATTGGATGAGAACATTGGTCAGATGGCTGCTGGTCCCAAGCGTCCGGTGGCTAAGGGTCTGAAGACTTTGATCCGCTGGTACTACGACGTTGATTACGACAAGGAGAACGTTGGTAAGCGCATTGAGGATCATCCGTTCTCTTCCGTAGCCCGCTACGTCATGCTGGATACTAGGTACGACTGGTTGCTCTGGAAGTACTACTCTCCTCGTATCCAGGAAGAGGCTCTAGGGCCCATCACAGAGCTTGAAAAGCAGGTGACGGAGGTATGCTGCCACATGGGGCTAGTAGGCGCCCCAGTGGACGTACAGACGATCCGACAACTGAAGACTGAGCTGACTCAGACCCTGGCACAGATCGAAGCAAAGATCTATCGTGCTGCGGGTAGAGTATTCAACATCAACTCTAATCCTCAGAAGAAGGAAATCCTTTTCGGATTCAAGAAAGACGGAGGACAAGGGCTAAAACCTACTAAGTTTTCTAAGAAGACAAAGGAACCTTCTACCGATGCTGAAGTACTAAAGGGTTACGTAGGAAATCCTGTAGTAGATGCGCTCTTGGAATACCAAGAGATCTCTAAGATTCTCAACACTTATGTCATCGGATACATTGGTGACGAAGAGAACGACAAGCCCAGTCGCGTATTCAATGGGCGAATTCATACAGACCTTGTGCAGTACGGTACTGTTACTGGTCGTTTCTCTTCCCGTGAACCGAATCTACAGAATATCCCGCGCCCTGATACTGATCTGGGTAAGAAGATTCGCGGTCTGTTCATGGCACCTGAAGGTTATCGTCTTCTGGTTGCTGACTACGGACAGATGGAGCTTCGTATTCTGGCTTCCATGATTGGCTATGGTGGTTTGTACGATGGTTTCCATGCAGGGATTGACGCGCACACTCAGACCGCAGCGCTTGTGTATAACGTGCCTGTTGACAAGGTAGAGAAGTGGATGCGTAGCGCAGCAAAGACGCTGAACTTCGCTATCGTTTATGGTGCACAAAAGGATAAGGTAGCTCTCACTCTGGATATTCCAGTACAAGATGCAGAACAACTATTGAAGGATCACAAGAAAGCATTCCCAGAGATCTATAAGTTCAAGGATTACATTCTTAAACTGGCTAAGCAGCGCAAGGAGGATCCACATATCCGTACCATCATGGGGCGCAAGCGTCGCGTGTGGGAGGTTCTTCCTGAGATTGCCCGTAAGGAAGCTCCTAAGCTTGAATGGTATAACCCTATGGAACCTTGGAGAGCAGAGCGTTCTATTCTTGCTCGCGGTGAGCGACAGGTAATTAACTCTCTGGTTCAGGGATCCCTCGGAGATATCATCAAGCTTGCAATGGTACGAATGCATAAGCTAACATCAGAAGACGCACTGAAGAATTCAGGACAAGAGATTCAGATGATTCTCTCTGTACACGATGAGCTTGTAATTCTTTGCCCCAAAGATCGAGTGGAAGAAGGAAAGTCTATGCTTCTGGAAGCCATGCTCGGTAAGGAAGTGCAGGATCTAATTAAGGTGCCTCTTGATGTTGGTGACGTAGTGGTCTGCCAGCGTTGGAGTGAAGCAAAAGAATGAGGCATAAACAGCCGGGTAGTCCTAAGAAACCGTGCGAAGTAACTATGACGGGTGCGCATCAATACGTTACATTTAAGAAGCGCACCCGTTCATGGGTAGCATGTTGGATTTGTGGGGCTAGACCAGTAATTGAGGAGTAATATGACAGATCCATTTGAAGACGTATCCCCTGTTGCACCTATTGATCCGTGGCAGGCTCTTACGACTGAGCTTTCCCGCTCCATGATGTGGGACATGATTGGCACACGCAGAATGAAGGATGAGCCAGAGAGATACGGTCAGCATCCTGCAAGCCTGGACGTGCTTGAAGCCGAGGCAAAAGAGATGTATGCTAGAAAGCATTCCATGCTGCCATTCGGCATGGATTTCTCTTTGCTGTGTTATGTAGCAGCAGAGTCAGCATCGCTTGCACTCATTCGTAATGACGAAATGCTAGTTGATTTGCCTGAAGAAGAAAAGCTCAAATTTAGAATTCACAATGTGAAATTGGGGACAGCTATTGCTGAAACAGTTGTATCCCATATGCTTCAAAAAGGATTAATAAAATACGGAGAAACAGATGAGTTTTTGGGCCAATAAACTTAATGGTGAACCTGTAAAGCAGAACACTATTCCATCAAGAGATTTATATATTCCCTATTCGCAAACAGTACCCCAACCACTTCCCCAGCAAAACAGTATCTCCAATGAGGAGTACAAGCCTAACGTACGCCTTAAGGAGGGCAGTAACTGTCCCGGTTGTGGCAGCGATAAGTATATGACCTATGGTTCATACGCTATTGCCTGTGGAGAATGCGGATACCACCCACGATTTGAACAGTCTGGTTATGGCGAGAGAAATCTGAAGACAGAACCAGGACAAGCACAAGCAGCCAGACAGTCTGGAGACTCACAGACAATGCAAGGCGCCATTGCCACCCTTAATTCCGGTGGCGGAACACACCTTTAATAACTACTCATCCCAGCGGAGTATTACAACGTGACTAATTCAATGAGCCCGTACCAAAGTTTCATAGCAATTTCTCGATATGCCCGCTGGGATGACGAGAATCAACGTAGAGAATTCTGGGAGGAAAGCGCGGATAGATATCTGACTTTTCTCTCAGAACATACTCTTAGTAAGTACAGCTACGATATCTCTTCCACCCTTCCCTTTCTTAGGGAGAAGTTTGTAGGACTAGAGGCTCTGGGCTCAATGCGTGCCTTGATGACTGCTGGTCCAGCACTGGAGAGATCTAATATTGCAGGGTATAACTGTTCCTATCTTCCTATTGATGATGAAGTAGCTTTTGACGAGCTTCTTTATATTCTTATGAATGGGACAGGTGTTGGCTTCTCTGTAGAGAAGAAGTATGTGGATAAGCTTCCAAGAGTAGGAAGAGAAACAGATCTTCGCACTATTGAGTGGAACGTAGTGGTAGAGGACTCCAAGGAGGGTTGGGCAAAGGCTCTGAGAGCCGTTGTGAAGGCTCTGTATGGTGGCATCATGCCCACTATCGACGTGAGTGGTGTTCGTCCCGCAGGGAGCCGCCTGAAGACGTTTGGAGGGCGTTCCAGTGGACCCGAGCCGTTGGTAGAACTCTTTGAGTTCATACGTAAGATCTTCCGCAACGCTGTTGGACGTAAGTTGACCACCCTTGAGGTATTTGATATCGTCTGCAAGATTGCATCCGTTGTAGTAGTGGGTGGAGTACGCCGCTCTGCTCTGATTGCTCTGACTGATCTTGATGACCAGGATCTAGCTACCGCTAAGTCGGGAGACTGGTATGTCAATCACCCATATCGTGGACTGGCTAACGTGTCAGCGGTATACAATGATCGTCCTACTCAGTCTGACTTCATGCAGGAATGGAAGAACATTTATGACAGTAAGTCTGGAGAAAGAGGCATCTTTAATCGTAGAGCTTCCCAGCTTCAAGCTGCCAAGTATGGAAGACGAGATGCGAACCTGGATTATGGAACGAATCCTTGTAGCGAAATTATTCTACGCCCCTATCAGTTCTGTAATCTCTCCACAGTAGTGGTAAAGCCTGATGATACCCTTGCAGATTTATCTGAAAAGGTTAAGGCTGCTGCTATATTCGGAACTATTCAGTCAACTCTTACTGACTTCAAGTATCTTCGTCCTATTTGGCAGGAGAATACAGAGGAAGAGAGACTGCTAGGTGTGTCCATGACAGGACAGATGGGTCACTCTGTACTCAATGGGTCCGAAGGGCAGGGAAAGCTAGAGGCATGGCTTAGTACTTTGCGCCTTGTTGCAGTACACACTAATGAAGATTGGGCTGACAGACTTGGCATTAAGGCTTCTGCTGCGGTAACGTGTGTCAAGCCAGAGGGTACTACGTCTCAGCTTGCCCATGCCGCATCAGGAATGCACACGTGGCACAATAAGTACTACCAGCGTAATGTACGAGCGGATAAGAAGGATCCTCTTACACGTCTGATGATTGATGCTGGAATTCCATATGAAGAAGACGTGATGAATCCCTCTGCAATTGTATTCGGCTTCCCCATTGCAGCTCCAAAGGATGCATTGACCCGTAAAGATATGGGAGCCATCAGACACCTTGATCTGTGGCTGGAGTATCAGCGGTACTTTACAGAGCACAAGCCTTCTGTTACGATCACTGTCAAGGAAGACGAGTGGCTGGAGACAGCGGCTTGGGTGTGGAAGAACTTTGATGAGCTTTCTGGAGTAGCCTTCCTCCCATACTCTGATCATGTGTATAAGCAGGCTCCTTATCAGGACTTGACAAAGGAACAGTACGATGAGATGGTTCTCTCCATGCCAGAGATGATTCCTTGGGAAGACTTGAGCTGGTATGAACTGTATGATCAGACTGTTGGTACCCAATCCCTGGCATGTACTGCTGATGGGGGTTGCGAGACTGTAGATTTGGTGGCAGCATAATGAGTGAAGACGGTTGGTGTCGACAGCACCACTGCCCTAAGAGTGCTTGTAAAGATTTCCACTAGGAGGAATAATGGGTAAAGAGTTGATTCTCACTACTAAGGTGGCAACCTTTACCGCAGGGTTGCTCGGCGGAGAGACAAGTCTTTCAGTGATGGATACTGATAGTCTCTTGATTTGTTTGGAGATGGTCCGTGATGCTTCAGATGAAGAGCATACGGTTCAGAATATCAATGCAGTTATTAACATGATTCACAGGCTTAAGCTTAGGTACTAGGAGGAATAATGCTTGAGGCACTGAAGAACCACTGGCAGGATCTCAGTGATAACTTCTATGAGAACTACCTGAAGATCAAGCTGTGGCTTCTGACCATTCAGTATGTCGCTGCAACAGGTGACATGGAAACTTGGGAAAATATGTACGGATATAAGGGCTAGACAATGTCAGTCAGGGCTGGTAGAGTAACATCTACCAGCCCTTACTTTATGAATGGGAGATATTTTGACTGAGTCTATTCAGGCTTTTATGGCCAAGATGAATAAGCAGTTAGAGAAGGAGGGCAAGCCTCTATTATTCACCGCGAATGCGACACCAGTAATGAAGAGATTCACTTCTGGTCTGCTTGCATTAGATGTTATTACTGGAGGAGGATGGCCCGGAAATAAGTGGGTTGAGATCTACGGTAAGGAGTCTAA